GTATTTAATGATTAACGTTCAGTGATTAATGATTAATATCAAGGGTTAATGGGGACAAAGATAAGAAAAAAGATGGTATTATTTTGCAAATTTCAAAAAAGTATCTATCTTTGCACCCGCTTAACAGCACTAAAGGATTGAATCGCTAGCTCAGCAGGTAGAGCACAACACTTTTAATGTTGGGGTCTTGGGTTCGAGCCCCAAGCGGTTCACTGAAAGGGATTACATTTTCGTAGTCCCTTTTTATTTATTATCAGCATTTTAGGTAATTATCAATGATTTAGAGGAGCAAAAGAGGCATTTTCCTTGTTTCATTTTAGCTCATTATATTTCATTCTATTTCACTAAATTTGTGGCAAATGTGATACCCTTGTGTGATACCAAATCTTTAAAGTCATGAAGTACCCTACAGCAAGATTCGTGTTTGACCGGAAACATACGGCAAGCAAGACTACAAAAGGAACCGTTCAGATAGAAATAACGTTTGAACGGAAAAGAAAGTGGCTCACCACGGGAGTTCGCCTATACTCCGACCAATGGAGTGAAAAGACAAAAGTAAAGAACACCGTCCAGTCTCTAGATTTGAACGAAAGACTCGATGCGCAAATGCAAAACATAAACGAATTTATCAATGGCCTTATAAAGAGGAAAGAGGAATTCAGCTTTGACAAGCTTGAGCATTTCCTAAAATATTCCCAGCACAAAGAAAGCTTTGTAGACTTTGTAAGGCGCAGGGTCGGTGAAAGGACAGATTTGTCAAAAGGAACGCTTAACACGCACGCCTCATTGATTAATTCCCTGGAAGAATTCGGAAGGATAATCTATTTCACCGACATTACCACAGCCAACATAATGCACTATGATGATTTCCTCCATAGGAAATATACCAAACAGACGACTGTACACGGGTATCACAAGAGGTTAAAGAGGTATATAAATGAAGCTATGAAATACGAGCTTTTGAACGAGAACCCATATAATAAGCTTAAATTTGACAGAGGAAAGAGCGAAGGAATAAAATACCTCACCCTTGAGCAAATAAATCAGATACAAGGGTTGAAAATATCATCAGAAAGCATTGAAAGGGTACGGGATTTATTCATCTTCCAATGTTATACTGGGCTTTCCTACGCAGACTTGTTCAAATTCGATTTCAGCACCGTAACCCGGAAAGGGAATAAATTCTTCATAAGGGATGCAAGAATAAAGACTGAAGAAGAATATTTCATAATGCTTCTTAAGCCCGCCATTGAAATATTGAAGAAATATAATTTCAATTTGCCCAAGATAAGCAACTATCAGTATAATTTAAGACTGAAGGTAGTCCAAGAAATGGCAAAAATTAAATTAAGCCTTCATTCGCACATGGCCAGGCACAGCTTTGCGGTAATGGCATTGAATATGGGCGTGTCTATTGAGAATCTTGCTAAAATGATGGGACATACAGACATAAAAACCACCCAGATATACGCGAAGGTGCTGAACAAGTCCGTACAAGAAGAATTTGAAAAGATGGACAGCAAGCTATAACCCAAAACAACCCAGTGGGTTAAATTCAACCCAAAACAAGCGAAACAACCCACTGGGTTATATAAACTTATTGTTGTTCCATGAATTCCTTCAACCGATACAGCCTATCAATCGCCGGATTGTAGAACGGGTCCGGATAGTGCTGGTTGATGTCGCAGATGTTGGCATGGACGTACATGGAGGTGTCGATGATGTGTTCCGATTCGCTTAATGTCACCTCCTTGGGAAGTGGGGCTGTCAAAGCCCAATGGACGATAGCCTTCACGCTTTCCTCGTCGTATGAGTATTTACTTTCTTGTGCCATGGCTGGTGTTTTTGCAGCAAAGGTAATGATTATACCGAATACTTTTCTCCTCAACTCGTGTAGAATAAGAAAAAAATCGCTATCTTTGTGGAAAAGAAAAAGTTATATGATTTCTGTTACGGGCTTTCTAATTTTACTAATCGTTATATTCGCACTTTTTGCTTTAATTGTATGGTTAGGAGTAAAATGGTGTATAGATAATGACATTACTCCGTTGGGGTGGCATTGGAAGGAGTGATATCTTTCTCTGTATTTCCTTTTAAATCTTTTTCTTCAGGTAAATTATATACAAAGTCATATATCGTGTCAATATCAGGATGTTCTGTCCATTTTATAATTTTCAGATATTCTTTTTTGGTGTCATCTGGCAAATATTTTTCTTTGTCTTCCAAAATAGGTATGAGTGACATGAATTGGCTGATTATTGTATTTAGGGAATGTTTTTGCTTAGATTTTGCCTCCTCTTTTAATCCATCCAGACATCCCATTAATCTACCGTGTCGAGAGCTTACTATGAAATTTCCACTATTTGCATAAGTAAAATATGCCCTTACAGCACAATTCATATCATTGATCTGTTCGTTTAACTCCGATTTTACCAAGGCTATTTCTTTTTCAAAGTTCCTCTTCATTTCTGATATTTCCTTATTCATATTACTTTGTATTCTTTTTTCAAGTACAATGTAATTTACGGCCAAAAATAAAGCAAGCACTGTTACTAAAACAGCCAATACTCCAACCAATGCAGCCATCAAATCAATATTCATTGGCTCTGTCTTAACATAAAACATTCCAATAGCACTACCTACGCAGATTATGGCAAAAATTCCACATATTGCAATAGCAAAATTCTTTCTCATAGCATCAAATAATATGGCGAATCCTCTATAAAGAAGTGTCCCCACCGGCATAGATACCGGAACCCGACTGACTACGGGTTACACTCCTTCATAGAGGATTCATGTTGTTTCTATTGTTTCGGGGACTGCAAATTTAATCAATTCCCGATAAAAAAACAATCAATTGCCGCATGAATAGGATATAAGTTCAAGGACCCATCAAACGATTTTCATTGAAATATCTTACAGCTTCATTTACATAATAGGAGATATTGGTTTGCTTCTCAAGTATCTGCGCTACGTCTTCCTCAAGGCTGACAAGCACTTTTGCAGCACATCTCACCTTCGGCCTTCTGGGGATTTCGTTCTCGTCCAGCAATCTATATATCGTCTGTTCAGATTTAATTCCAGTGAGTCTCATTATCTCCTTAATTGCAATATTATTCTGATATAGAGCAATAACCTTGTCCTCCTGCTCTATTGTTATAGACCGTCCTCGTGGCATTATCTTAATGTATTAACGCGTCTTCAATGTTAGCTCTATACGGCCTCCCAAGTTGGTCCTTGACGTTTGTACGTTCCAAATCAATGGTTAACCCCTCAATATTGATACCCGCTTCTTCTGCCAGTTCTCTGACTTGCTCCTCATCGCGGGCTATTGCATGGTATATAATAGTACCGCTGTTTTTCTCGTCATATATGTTATAGCTATTCATGATAATTGCCCGTCATGCCGATAGCGCAGCATTATTATTATTATTTATTAAAATGCGAACTTGGCGATTGCCTTGGCGGCGTTCTTGGCTTCTGTGCTGCCAGTCTTCTTATATTCAGCCATCAGCGCGTCATACTCAGCGCGATACGCTTTCTTGGACTTTCCGGTAGCCTTTCTTTCAGCAGAAATGGCGGCCTTCTTCTCCTTGACTGCTGCTGCCTTCGCGTTTTCTTTTGCGGCAACTTCATTATACATCTTCATGTATTCCTCATCTGACATGTTTTCAATGAATTGAATGCGTTGTTCCGCTGTACTGTTTCCTATATAGGCTCTCTCAGCATTGCAACGTCTGATTTCTTCTGCCTTCATTGACTTAACCTCTGATAATGTAATCGCCTTCATAATCTTATGTTTTTAAATTGTTATTATCTGTTGTTTTATTATCACAATGCAAATATACAACATTGTGATATAACTACAAAACAAATCACAATAAAATGTGATATATTGCGATATGTTGTTTAACATGTTATTTAAAGCCGTTGAAATACCCCATTATCCTATCAGACAATTCGCGCAAACCGCAACATATATACGTCTCAGTCATTGTTACACTGGAGTGTCCTAACATCCGGCTGATTGAATACAAGTCCGCACCTCTAAGATACAAGTTGGTGGCGCAAGACTTCCGGGCCGAATGCGAGGAAATGAACTCCCACTTTTCGCCGGTTATATATTCCCCGGCCTGATATAGCTTTATCCGCTTGTTTATTCCACATCTCCGGCAGATGCTTCTTATAGTGTCGTTAAATGTCACGTCCGAAACCTTTCGTTCATTTATACCGTATTTCCGGTTTTCTTTCAATATACGGAGTACAGCAGGAGCTGCAGGTATTTCCGCTCTTGTTTTTGTTTTCTGGGAAATGTATATCAGCCGTCCATCTATTATATTATCATCCGTAAAGTTGATGTAATCTGAATGCCTGGCTCCAGTAAGACAACCGAGTAAAAAGCAGTTTTTCACAGCCCGTTCCGTTTCGTTAATCGGGTTATACGCCAATAATGTCTTTATCTCATCATCCGTTAACCATGTACTTTGCGTAGCATCCTTTTTCAAGGTCAATATAGCCTCAAAGCCTTTCGGGAAGGAATACATATCGCTGTACAGATTAAGGACTGATTTAAGCATGGCGCAATAGGTTTTAGCGCTATTGGTGGCCACTCTTTCATTAAGAGCCTGAACAAAGTTATATAATCTCGGTTTTGTGATGCTTTCAAATGTGCACTCCGTTTCGTTAACCTCTTCATACACCCGTAACACCTTTCCGTATTGTGGGTACTTTTTCAAAAAAACCTCCTTTAAAGTCTCCATATCATTCTACGCTTTTGTTATCTTTTGTTTTCCCTATAGCAAGCACAACGCCTATCAAAGCCGACATAATGACCAACGTCGGACAGATGTTCCATAATATCACAATTAAAATTATCATCCAAAGTATAAAACCTAAATACATATCATTCTCCTTTCTTGTTTATCGAATTGTTTTGTTTCTTTGCAAATCTTTTGGCCAATTCGTAATCTGCAAAATAATTGACACGATTACACGTTTTAGTGTTTACTACATTATAAACTTTGCAGCCAAAATCAATCGATTCTCTAACTATATATTTACTATTCTGATTCACGTCTGTTACATTTTTATCGCAAACAACACTACGCGGGAAGATTTCCTTTTTTATATCCTTAGAATTTATCTGATTCATCTTTATAATTCCTTAATCTCTCTATTTCGGTGCCGCTGATGAACAACACGGCACCGAATAACAACAACATAACGCCGAACATTATATAATACTTTTTAATCGTCCGTTACCATCCGTAACCCCGTTAAGTATTTCCGCCTCTCTTTCGGCTTCTTCCTTAGTCGGATAGCATTCTATTATACAGTTGTCCAAATTATCTAATATTCCGTAATATCCAAGATTTAACGGTTTGTCCTTGACGGTGTAACGCTTTCCCTTTACTTTCTTCTCATAAAATTCTACGCCCTCAGCAAGCGGGGTATAATGTGATGAAACACTAAGCGTGCCCGATTCTAGTTTGCAATCAAACTCAATTATACCGGGTAAATCGTTTTTTAAACTGCTTTCCACGCTTACACCGTCATAAGTTACACCATATTTTCGCTCCTTATCTGTGTATACGTTGAAAACATCGCCCGGCTGTATGTCTGCACGTACTTTCGCGCTGGTTATGATTCCCGCGCCTTCAATGTCGTAATAGCGCACACCGTTAAAGTTGTCCGTTTTGGTAAAGCTTATATTATCGAACGGGTGCGCTTCAGCTGTACAATCCGTTAAAGCTTTTCCCGGTCGTATTATATCCATGTACTTAACTTCTCTTTCCGCTATTTCTTTAGGACATTTCTTTAAATTACCGACATTGCAACAACCGTTTGAATTTACACGGGCAGTACCGTTTTTTTCATTAAAAGCCAATATAACGCCTATTTCTCCACACTGATCATAAACGACCTCCCCCAGTCTAAACCCGTCCAGTTCTTCGGGTATTGTCGGATAATCAAACGAATCATATTTTGCATAATCGTCAATAATTAATGGGGTGTCATTCCCTTGGGGTTCTTCTAATATCACAGAATCGCGTAAAGTGCATTTCTTTTCATAAACAAATCCATTAGATTTCATCCAGTTTAATAAATCCGTTTCATTATCAAACACTTTCCGAACTGGAGCTAATCCACTAGTAGAACCCTGCACGCCTCCGAATGCCCCCCAGTATGTACCATTGTCGCAACGCCCTATACATCCGTATTCCTTACCCTCTCCTATATATTCTAGTTCTATACCTTCGTAACCACATCCAGGAATTTCTTTCCATTCTATAATATTATCCTTAGATGTTTCTATTTCAGGAAGCGCCGGCAACTCTGTAGGCGCTATCAATTCTTTCACCTTGTCCGCTTGCTTCTTGCTGAATATCCATCCGGCACGCTTTTCACCGTTATAATTTAAAGACGGGTTAAAGCGTCCGCCCAGTTCCTTTAATTGCTCTTTGATCGCTTTTGTATCGCCAAACACCGCGATAGCCTTTCCGGAATAGTCCACGATTTCCAGGTCTTCAACCGTCACGGCTTCCACTTCTTTAGCTTCCTCAACCTTTTCAGGCTTAACGCTGCTTTTCTTTGCCTTCGGTTCTATAACCTTATATTCATCACTTACTTTTATACTCAGATAGAAATTAGTGTCAAAATAGTCTTGCATACCGTCCGAGTCATCATAACGGAAAGAACTAGCGTAATTTGATACAGAATTTAACCCTGCAAATACTTCCGGTGTTAACTCGTCTTTCCATGCCTTTACGCTAGACATTGTGGACATATAACCACGTTCCGCGCTTCTTGATCCTTCAACGAAAGGAACACAAGGACCGGATTTTAATTCGATATACATTGAATCAGTGTACATGCTCCATTCAGAGCGGACAGAGAATTTAAATTCCGGAAAATTCTTCTTTGCATAGGATCTAACCTTTGCAGCGATTTCCTTTGTACTTAATTTGCTGTCATAGTTTGAACCAGCCCAACCATTTGCAGTATAAAAACTCATTGCTTTCATATCTTATCCTCCTTTATTTATTATTCTTCTTCAAAGTCTGAGACCATCTCATAATCAGTAATTTCCATTTCATTGATAGCGAATGCCGTGACATCAATGTACATACAATATTCATCTACTTCAACAATATACCAACCATCATTATACATTACTTCACCGTCTTCGTAAATGGTCTCTATTAGCGTACGCCCGTCCTTTAATACGGAGCTTGCAAGTTCATACGGGTTTCTGATAGTTCCGTTATCGCACTCCGTGATATCGTTCATTGCCTTTAATGCCCTGTTGACAAGCTTGCGGCGTGTGTCGTACTTCTCCGTTAGAATGTGTGTTGACTTCATATTGCTATAATTTTAATTAATAATATCAACCTTATAGCGTGATTAATAGCCTACTAATATCAGATACAGCCTATACACTCAATAGCTGAATGCTATCGTAATATCAGTAAACCAAGAAAATTAAATGGGAGAATATTTGCAAGTAAGAAGTTAAAGAAGTATTTTTGTCTCCGAACATGGAGAGTACTTACTTTAAGTATTCCAACTTACGAGAGCCTTAACATTGCCGTGTTAAGGCTCTCTTTTTATTCCAACACTTAATAACACGCTTGTAAGAACCAGAACTTTATATCTATCTCTTTCTTACATTACAAAGATACGAATTATTTTGTAAACAGCAAAGAATATTGCAAAATATTTCTATGAAAAACACATGTTTTATAACACAACAAATACACACATAAACAGCTTATTTACAATAATTTATAAGTATAACACATCAGCCAAACAACAGTAAATATATAATACCAAAACCAGCAAAAACACACGTACAATACAAATAGACGGCATCTATAACAAGAAACAAAGTATAGATATTATCTATATAGTTACAGCATGAAGAAAAGAACCAAGTAAATAGATTACATCTATAACAAAACATAATTCTATAGACATTATCTATAACAATTAAAGAGGTGCCTTCGCCTCAAAACCGTGCGATTTCGCACACAATTATACAGCTCCCAGCCACCAATTAGTAAGCAAATCAAAACTTTATATTATACATATAATATAAAGACAAAACAACTATATAACAGCGATTTACACACACAATCACCCTCAAACAGCACCTCCCCCACCCCTATAATTTGTAATGATATCGGGCGCAGTCACCTCTCCTAAAAATTTTTTGTTCCCATTTTTCGGGGCCATGTAATGATGTTTTACCGGCGGAAATTGACCCTATTTTTATGATAATTCCCAATCAAGCTCTTTTTCTATGATATTTTCTAATAAATAGGTAATATTTCATATAATATATACTTGATTTGTTATCAATATATTGTATATTTGCTCAATGAAGATAAAGAGCATATCTATATGTATTTAGGTCAAATAAGTAAAAGAAAGAGGTTATTTTTATAAAATGCGCCTATAGCAGATATGTTTATGTTCTTTTTAACTTAAAATGAGCGATATACAATGAACAGAAGGGAATTGAAGGATTATGTACTTGGATTGTTGTCACGGCATTGCGACGAATACGCCTCTACGTTCAGGGACATATCCCTTGTGACGAGCAATCCTGAGCGCATAGACCGATACGGAAGACGGCTTGAGGAGTTGTTCAGGGAGGGATATGGTGTTGTGACGAAAGACATTGCGGACTACCGTGTTCCTCTGTATGTTTTTACGGGAAAGATATATGAGTACATGGACTACAACGTGCTCTACGATGCCGTTGACAGATGGCTGGAGAAGATGGGGGTTGCCGCCCGTGACCGTACGAACAAAAACATGTACGCATACATGAACCGCATAATAAATGTCATAAGGGACCATGAGCTCCAGCCGGATTTGAGCATCATGTGCTTTACCAATTGCGTGGTTGACATGAACAGGCTCAAGGTCTACCCCCACTCCCCGAAGTTCGACTGCGTGAAGATGTACCCTTTCAAGTATGACCGCAAGGAGATTTTCAACTGTCCCACATGGAGAAGCTTCCTTGGGGAAAGCTGGCTTCCTACGGATGACATGGATGGGGTCCTTCCGGAGAAGCACAAGAGGAGAATACTGCAGATGTTCCTTGGCGCGTGTCTTGTCAACAGGAAGAATATCAGTTTTGAGTATTTCCTCATATTGCAGGGGACCGGAGCGAACGGCAAGAGTGTCATTTACCGGGTTCTGAAAGACATGTTCGGGGAGGATGAAATACTCAACATAAAGATGAGCCAGTTCGCCAGAGGCGGTGACGAGCAGTTGCGTGCGGCCTATTCGATGTCAAGGAAAAGGCTTATGTACTGCACGGAAAGCAACCGTGGTGATTTCAGGGACATGAGTATCATCAAGGCTATATCAAGTGGGGAGCCTATTGCCTGCCGGGGGATAGGAGGCAACATCACCATGATGCAGCGACCTCCTATAATGCTGTGCAACTCCAACTACCGGTGGCAGCCGAAGGACTTCCTGAACCGTGACGACCCGGACGACGAGAGCATGCAGCGCCGTGCCCTGGTGCTAAACTTCGACAAGACAATCCCCGTAGAGAAAAGGGACACTATGCTTGCGGAAAGGATGAGGGCAGAACATGCGGGCATCATGGCGTGGATAGTCAAGGGACTGTGCGAGCTAAAGAAAAACAACTGGCGTATGCCGGAGAATCTCGGAGGCAAGATAGACATGAAACTGGAAAGGATACGCTCCACCGTGATGGGGAAGGACGGCAAGCTTGTGGACGGAAGCATATCCGAATACTTCAAGTACAAGGAATGCCGGCCGGAGGAGTTCGGTGGAGGAGCGCCTATAGAGCTTACTTCCTCGGAGGTGTACAAGAATTATGAAAGGTTCTGCAAGAAAAACGGAGTGGTCCCGGTTTCCCAGAGGAAAATGGGGCTTGACATGCTTTCACTCGGATATACACGAGAGAAGCGCGCGGACAAGGGATACAGCAATGTCTATACCCTATGGTGCGGCAATGAGGACATTGCGAATAATTTCATGAAGCACGTCCCCAACATTGCAGAGGAGGCGAAAGTCAACATGTTTGAGGGATGGGAATATTCCGACGACGACTTTTTGAACGAGGATATTGATTTTTAACAATTATAAACGCGAACTATGGATTTCGGAAAGAGACAAATCGGGAATACTGTTATTCTCAAGTACAAGAAAGGTGATTTGCCTTTTATTAAGGTATCGACCGTAAGCGGAGATTTCTCCGTTGAATATGGGGCGGGAAGCGTGATGTTCATGCTTCTCGATAATGCCCCAATAGAAGATAGGGTAGATAATCTGCCTATGCTTATAATACGCAATACGCAGTATGTGGCAAACTGCATTGACGCGGATTTGCAGGTGGATGTGTTGAAGGCAGTCGGAAACGCCCTTGACCGTGCGGATGCCAAGCCCATATCCGACGAGGAGGACGCCAAGATTATTGAGGAGGAAAGGCAGATGTACGAGATGAAGAAGGAAATGGGAGAAACTGACAGTTAAACTTTAAAATATAGCTATTATGATTGATGTTAGGGAATTAAGAATAGGTAATATCTTTAAAACTTCTGATTGTGACTATTTCAGGGTTGGTGAAGTATATAAAAAAGAAGATGGACTTTACTGCGTTGAAAACGGCATTGACTTTAACGGGAGTTCCTTATATGGGTCTGTTGAGGATTTACAGCCAATCCCTCTTACGGAAGAATTGTTGGTGAAGTGCGGAATGAATGAATGTGACGATGCTTGCGTTGTCCGATATTCCTATCGTAATGGAAAATTCAAAATGAATATTATGATTTGCGACCAAAAGAAATACATCCTATTTATTAATAACATTGAAAATGGATGCCAAATCTGTAGTATAGAGGTAAAATACCTTCATCAGCTTCAAAACATATATTTCAATTTGACCGGAAAAGAACTGGAAGTAAACTTATGAATAAAAAATGGAGAAAGAGACTGATAAATAAACCATATTAACATTTAGACATTATGAAAAAGTTTGTTATTTTACCAATTATCGCATTTATATTATTGACAATTGGATGCTTTGTAGCATTGCCCTATTATAATGTTTGGCAACAAGAGATGTCTGGTAAGGCTGAATTTGCTAAAGCAGAACAAAACCGCAAGATAAAAATTGAAGAAGCAAAGGCCAACTTAGAGGCTGAAAAACTAAATGCTCAGGCAGAAATAGAACGAGCTAAAGGGGCAGCAGAAGCTATTAAAATTGAAAATGGGAGCATAACCCCTGCATACATCCAATACTTGTGGGTACGCCAGCAAGCCAATCTTAATGATAAAACTGTAATATATATACCAACAGAAACGAATTTGCCTATTCTTGAAGCTAATAGGAATAAATAGAAATATAAGAAAGCCGGGAATTATCCACCGGCTTTCTTTTTGGCAGCAAGGTACAAGGAACAGTTGTTGCATGAAAGTGGCAGATAGAAATGCACTGTGGTGTCCTCTTCCTTTATTTCGTCCTTTTTGATTTGCGTGATGTCCGCTATCATTTTGGTGAGGTCAATCCATTCCTTGCATCCCTCTTTCCCGTCATATTTCTTACGGGCCGCAATAAGCTTGCGAAGCTGGTTCTCTTTTGACAGCTCAGAAGCAATGTCTTCTTCACTAATGCCATCGACTGATATATCATCCTCTTTTTCGTTTTCCTTTTGCCTCCGCTGGATTTTCCTGCTGACAGATGTAAGATATGCCATAAAACGCTCGTCCTCAGTCAATAGTTTATTCATATCCTTCTCATTCGCCTTGGAAGAATACACCGGATTGTAAAGGCCGGAAACAAGATAAGCGTCCTTGTCCTTCCAGCCAATGGCAACAAGGTCGGCAAAGGCTTTCTCTTTGGCACTGATTTTAATGCGCTTGCATTCTGAAACCAATCCTCTACTGAATGATATTTTTTCCTCTTTCCCTCTCAACATAACAGTTAAAACTATGAATTATACAAAAACAAAATAGCAACAGCACCGTATGTGCCATTGGTTCTGATAGTCAGATATGGGATGATAGCCGACCATGCTGTCACAATACGAACACGGGTATCTGCTTCCGCGGTACGAATAGAAGCCGGTAAACCCCTTATTCTTGTGTCCAATGCCCCAAAACCACATCCACGCGGAGCCTACAACAAAACGGGTAAGGGTATTCAGGGAATTGTAGGCAGAATTTGACTTCCCGACCCCGTAGCTGATACCGTCGGTCTTTATACGTGTGGCAGAGGAGTTCCCTCCTTCCACAGCCCGTTTGAAATACGGGTCCGAATACGGAGACTTAAGATTTGACCTTATATTGTCCTTTATCTCTTCACCGCCAATACCTGCTATCATCCCTGCAGCAATGGCGGCTTCCAATTCATATTTGAAGCGATTTGAATAAATGCTTATTCGTTCGGACAATGTTTTGCCGTGGTCTTCCCTATTAATGAATGCGACAATCGCATCACGGTCATTTTCCCGGTCATAGACGGATAGGGTCTCCGTGTAATCATATATAATCCCACGCAACTTATCAAGAACCTTATTCACTTCATCATTCAGCTCCTTATTGGCAGAGAAGCGGAACAATGAGGGTTTTATCCCGTATCTCAGGGATATACCGACAATCTCGCTCGCGGCTTGTAGAAGCGCCTTCTCCAAATTGTCCTGCATGGATATTTCAGCCCTAAGTCTCAGCTTTATGTAATCCCTTGCCTCTTGTATCTGCTGTCGTGTAGGCTGTTTCATTGTTTGTCATCTCCTCCCGGATTATGCTCCACTCCATTATTGGTAGCGGACGCCTGCGCAGATTTCAGTTCGTAAAGAAGGTCAGCCTGCTGTTCTTCCTTTTTCTCTCTAATTATTCTATCCCAATCACGGGGATTGCTGTACATCTGAATCTGTTCATTTGCGGTCTGGCGGGATAAGAATCCATTCTGCACACATACAGCAAGGTTCTGCACAAGTTCAGACTCGTTCAGATGGATATACGGTTTTATCCAGGCATAAATGCTCAAGTTCTGCAGGTCTATGAGATTTTCCGTTTCAACTCCGTATCCGTAAGTGAATATCCTCACCATGTCATCAATGAGACGGTTGTATTCCTGGGCATCCTTCATGGCATTCTCAAAGGCCGGAGAATAGAGAAGCTTTATCGCCACTCCCGGAAGGTCTCCGCTTCTTACCTCCGGTGGAATTACTGCAAACGACTGTTCGTAAATCAGCTTATAAAGAGTGTCCAGTTGCTTTTCAAAAGCCGTAGAGACATCTTGTTTGTTGAGATAGCCTGCCTCGTCGTCCGTACCCATTGTGATACATTTCACAGTATTGTCCACTCCCCCTTGTATATCAACATTTTCTCCTTTGAAATACATAATGGGGAAAGCGTAAGCGCGATTGTTTTGTGACAATTGGGAAAATGCCATTTCATACTGGTCTATACTGTCTTGTGAAGGAGACCAGCATGCTCCGGATTCAGTTCTGTGGTAAGCTACCGGAATAAAAGTAAAGCCATGCTCTTGTTCTGAGACAAATTCATACCCATCAAGCCCGAACAGACCTTTTATGACTTGTTTTATCTTGTCATATCCGCTTCTCCCCCTTTTAAAACGCCGGAGATACTTTTCATCCCATACTTCCAGCCAGTCTGTAACAGAATTGCCTTTGTCATCATAATCCGAATAGGAACGGGCAAATAGAATCAACTCACCCGTCACATTGTCGAAATGCGGATATAAAGTATCCCCCTTCTCGAAGGAAAGCACCTTCCAATAGAATTTTCCCTTGCGAAGATAGCCCACGAATGCCGTATCTCCCGTTATTTTTACGGATTTGGCAGCCTCATACCATGCAATTTCCATGTCTTTTACAGCCCATCCGGTGCGGAATTTGAAAAAAGTTTCTTTTACCTTGTCGTTCTCATTATCTCCTTCCATTTCAAACTGAATGTCATTTCCGCACAAATGAACAAGATGCTTGATTGTTATAATCCTTTGGAAGGCAAAAGCGCACCTCACGACTTCCTCCCTATACCATTCTTTGCTCTCCGGGTCTTGCCTTAACACATCCTTATAAACCAATGGATTATTTATTGCATGTCCAGACGGATTGAACTCACGCAGGAAATCAGTTTGAGTTATTATCTGATACTTGGGCATATCGAAAGGCTCTTTCATATCCCTATTCCCATAAACTTCACCTACCGCTTCCTTGTATCCTTCCGGAAGGATTCTCTTGAAGGGGCGGCGTACCATAATCTGCCGTGTATTTATATTCTCCATAATCCTTTTGGTTTATTGTGTTGCTTTTTTATATCAAAAATCTGTCTGTAAATCATGGCCTCTATGAAGTCGGGAGAATGTCCCACATATTTCTTCATAGTCTCCTTTTTAATCAGCGAGAATCCCTTTTCCGTTTCCGCGTCCCTGATAGCCTTTCGCTCCTTCATGAGGATATTGTAAAGGGTCATGTTGGAATATCTATTGCCAGAAAACTTAAGTGACAATAATTCTGGGTTAATGGATATTTCGTCATTCTTTATTTTCTTTACGAGAATATCAGCACATTGTGATTTCAGGGAAGAATAGATATATTTTATAGATTGTTCGTCAGCTTTTGTCATTGGGATAGGAGCCGCCATATTGTTGAACTTGACAGCATCCGGGAATTTACCTTTAAAATCCTGCCCTGGCCCGTTCAAGTCAAAAACAAAATCTTTCTCCATAACTCCCCATTCCCGTAACTTATAGGCGACACATTCTTCCGTCCGTTTGGAATTATCCTGACTCACATATACATCCTCTATGTGATTTCCTATCCATAGCCATAGTACAAGATTATCTCCACCTTCATAAGCAATATCACATGACACCCTCCGCTTGCCGTCCCCATACTGGAAAGAGTTCTTGAAAAAACGTTCCATGTGTCCCATTTTAAGAATATCGTCTCCGGCCGCTTTGAAATTCCAGTTCCCTTCAAGGTCACGGGCACGGGATTCTTCGTCTTGCTGGGCAAGGTTGGCAAGATAGTTGGGGTCAGAAGAGATAAGGGCTATATTCTCCTCAAGTTTTCCTTTAATAAATGTAACAGTTTTGACAAAGTTTGATTTATCATATCCTTGTGTTACAAGGGCTGGAGTAAGCAATCTATCTATAGTTCTTTTGCATTGCTCATAAACTTCATCTACGGAATCTCCCCATAAAATATCATCCGGGCGATTCCCGTCCATAAAGCAATAACGTATTACCCCATCTCGTTCCGGTATCGGATTCCCACTGTCATCTATCCACCAATCTATAAACTTCCTCACCCAACTATCGGGGTCAGGATTGCACGTGCCATAAAAACGATTTCTTATACCATAAGCATTACGATTGTTGGTAACTAGATATTTAAACTTTCTAAACTCAGAATGGGTAATTTCATCTATTCCAATAAAAGCAAATTCCTTTCCTTGAAACCGTTTTTCAAAGTCGTCGTAAGAATCAGCATAATAGGAAAACTTAAGGAACCCACCCTTATAGAAGTTCCAAGTCATATCCGATATTGACCTATTATATTTCCCGAATTGAGAGAATAATTTATATGATTTATTGACTATATTGCTTAAGTCTTCTTTTTCATTTCTCAAAATAACTGCTGCAAAATTAGGATTAGCAATATCCTTTAATACTTCCATAAGTAGCGCCCAGCTTTTCCCACCACCGCGATTTCCACCAAATATGGTAATATCTGCTGGAGATGCAAGAAACTTTTCCTGGCAACCTTTTTGAGCAATCATATTAAGAGGACTATCGCTTTTGCGCAATTTATCCACTTGTGCGTAGGTAAGCACACTACTCCCATTCTTGGTATGTACAGTTCTGTCGTATTCCATAAATAAAAATAGCCGGTACATACAGAGATCCTCTGTATATCCGGCTTGATTCACAGCTCTATGATAATATTTGATACAAATATACGATTAAATGTTTATTTTCTAAATATATAAGATAAAAAGATTGTTTATATATTGATTTTTAGAAAACAATCATTATATTTGCATTGAAATTTGTTTGATATGATAAAAATTGATTCCCAATTGGATGAGAAAAGGGATGTCGGACAAAATACATTCGTCACTTGTCCGGTATGTGGGCAGAAGCTTACGGATGTAAGGATGGTGGAAGGAAGTGTTTTGCTTCGTACGGTATGCCGAAGATGCCGCAATTATATCAAAATAAGAATAACTATCGAATAGTAAATTACAATATACAAGCCTAAGAGCTTATTGATGCAAAAAGCATTGATAAGCTCTTTTTTATTTAACATAAACACAAAATAAACACGATGGAACAAGAAAAAATCTTATCCACATTAAGTGAGAAACTCGGAGAAACCAGTTTTTCACCGCAGACATTACAGAAGTATGTAGAACTTAATCCCGTGGCCGAAGGCTCGGAACCTGACGAGACTTATTGGAACAATGCTGTAGGCTTTATAAAAGGGATGCAAGGGCAATACAACCACGATGTCGCGACCAGAGTTGAGGACTTTAAGAAAAACTATAAGCCCCAACAGTCCCCCTCAAATGGGGAAGAGAAAACAGAAGGGGGAGCGCTTGCCGTTCAAGTTGAAGAATTGAAGAACGAGCTTTCACAGTTGAAAAAAGAAAGGGAAGAGGAGAAAAACGCCGCATCCGTTCACGCTTTAATGGAACAATCCAGAAGCCAACTGAAATCGCTAATCGAAAATGACGGTAAAAACACCTGCAACGAAGAGATTCTCAATATAGCCATATCAGATGTAGACATTACAGATGGCATGAAGCAAGAGGATATAGTCAACTGCGCTAAGCGAAATTACGAGAAAAGATACAAGGCTATTTTCGGAAACGGAGCGTCGCCCAGTATCAATCAATTCTCACAAGCCAGTGAAGAGCAGACGAACAGCCGCCGTGAATCCTTCAAGGAACGCATGAGGGCACAAGGGAAGCTCCCTAAAAAGAAATAACACATTTTAAAACAGACAAGAAAATGAGACAATCAGGAACTTTCAACACTATCGGTAAATACCAATCGGAATTCGGCGGTCATTTCCCGGTATGGAGCAGAGTAAGAGAACTGTACCAAGGTGGTGGCATGATTGATGTAGCCGGACTGGGGTTAAAGCCCGGTGATATTATCCATGCCGGTACAATGGTAAAATTTAACGGTCCCGGCAAACAAGTAGATGTCATCACGGCAGACGGAGTAACGGGGGTAAAAGCTGTAGCAACACTGACTATCACAAAAAAAGCTTCTTCTGACGGTGATTTGTCCTTTGTGTTGGGAAACAAAAGTTACTCTATCGCAGTAACCAGTTCCTCTGAAAGCACTCCCGAACTGGTCGCAACAAAGATTGAAGGTGGAAAATCCGCTTTTACAGAATGGGATGTAAAGCGAAGTGGAGCCACAGTAACTTTCACACAAAAGACAGCCGGTCAAGTGCAAGCATGTATGTTTATTCCCGGGAACACTGGAGTAACAGGAAATATGGAGTTGACAAAGCCGGGAATTACAGCTAGCGGAAACCTGATCGATGTTAACGGGCTAACTTTTGAGGACGTATGTATTCCGGAAGGATGTACCTTGGCAACATGTGCCGTGGTTCGGGCAGGCAGAATTTACGCAGACCGAGTAGCTGGAGGCGGTATTCCTAAATCAGTAGAAGCACAACTTCCTATGATTGAGTTTGTGCGTGAATCCGAATAATAAGAAAGGAGGATAATATGTACACAAGAGACAGACAATTCTATGACATTGTAGCAAAGGGTCTTGCTTCAATGGGATACGTTAGCGACGCACAAGGCAGCGCGTTGACCAAATACATCAACGACATGTTTGCCGAGAAATACAATGCGGAAGCAACTTTCTCGCAGTTGGGATTCCCGTTAAACCCCAACATCCCAATCAATCCCACATACGAACAGATTGAGGCTACCATCCGTCCATATACAATGGCTACTTATGTGGATATTGACAGCGACGGAGCAACCAAATCCACAGACGGATTGAGCCTGAAAATGGGAGGACTGCCTACATTCAAGCATGAAGTCGTGATGAGCCGAAAGATTCTGAGAGAAAAGATGATGCTGGCAAACGTCATCGGCAATACTACGGCTGAAATTGAAGAAACCATTATGGAACTGTTGTTCAACGGGCTTGATGACCTGCTTGGCGGTAACTACAACACTATAGCCTACCAACGCCACCAGGTAGTATCTAACAAAGGTAAACTGGTTATCAACGCCACCAACAACCCGTTAGGTATCACTACGGAAATTGATTTTGAGGTTCCCTCCAAGAACATCAAGACAAGTACATGGTATAAGAAGAATGGTTCTTCAGGCGAAGTTACCCAAGAGAGCGCTGTCGGCACCACCATCGACCCCATCAAGATTATGCGTGATGTGAAAAGGGACAGCCAGCAAAAGGATTTTGCTCCTGCCGGTCATTGGGAAGTAAGCAAGACGACCTGGGACGACTTATTGACAATGCCGTATTTCCGTAACTTGTACGTGACTTATGCGCGTCCTGACATTACAGATGCGACAAATAAGCAGGCATTCGGTTCTCTGATTGACGATGCCACTTTGAAGGCATTCATCGAGGCCAGAATCGGTGCCCCCATTACTGTTATTGACGCCATCGCCGCTGTGGAGAAATTCAATACAACCACCAAAAAAATGGAGTACACTAACTTGCAGAGCTTCAATGAGGGGGTAATGGTTTACATGCCGGACGGTGCCATTGGCGACATCCAATGCGGAAAACCCATCTATATGGAAACACCCGGGGCAAGAACAGCCTTATATGACGGTGGGCGTACATTAATCAGACAACTGTTTGAGGACGAGACCATGACCCAGGTCATCAAATCGGAAGTTACCGGATTGGTTGTCCCCAACAAGGTACGCTGGATGTATTACCTTGACATCAAAGGCAAATAATGGACAGAAATTCTCAAAATACAGCAATCGACACCACCATAGAGGAATACCTCCGTGGTTGTGTCGGTTTTGAGGTTACAGACAGTGCGATTACCACCATATTGATTGATAGGGGAATTGCACCGGGGACGGATGTCACCACGTTGGAGAAGCGCCAGAAGGACTTGTGCCGGGCAGACCTTTATATGTGGTGCGCAAGTACACCGAGCGTAACCGGAAGCGTTGAAGATGCCAACGGAGTATGGAAGCACAAGGAGGGCGGTACACAAAGTTCCGCTTATGACAAGCGAAATCTCCGTCAAATGGCTAATGACATATACGCCTTGTATGGAGAGAATGTCAGGAAATCATCCATCAAGATTGTCAATTTGGGTATGAACATGAATAAAAGGTGTCCGCTATGAAAGTAAACAATCCGCGTTTCCCGCATACCTGCAAGGTATATCGCATATCCGGAGAGACCCCTTTTGGCGAAGGGAAAGAGACTGTGCTTTATGAAGGCAAATGCAACAAGTACGGGAGCACCAGCCTTAGAACATTCACCAAAAGCAATGTCATAAAGAGCGATTATGCTATAGACATTCCCGGTCTTGTGAAGGGAATCCTTTCCGGCGACCTTGTGGATGTCACTGACTATGGGGGGACTTTTGAAGCCAAAGTGATAACGGACTGTTACGCTACGGAAATGGGGACGACCTTGTATTTCAACATGGCTAAGAATTAGGGATATGGAAGATAATGCTAAGGTCCTGGAGGAAGGAAAGAAAAAGATGGATGTATTAATACAGAAATCTCTTATCATGGGAGCTAAAAAAATAGCTTCCCAAATAAGCAATGTAATCCGTGAGACGGGCACATATCATAATGTCACTGGAAATACCAGAGGCTCTATAGCATGGGGAATATATTACAATGGAAATCTTCTGACATACGACACTCCTTATGATAGGGAATTTACCAAAAGAAAAACAATGGTCGGTGGAGAGTTTGATAAGAGCACCAAATTTAAAGCTCCCAAAGACAGTAAAAGCTATGCCCATTACTATGGATTTGAAGCATCGGTTGAATTTCTGAAAAGTTATTATAATCCTATCGCTAAAGGAATAAGTATTGTTTTTGTTGTAGGGACTCATTATGCAGAATATCTGGAAAGTAGAAAAGGATTGGTTGTTATGAGTGATGCATATCAGTTTGTAAAAAATAGCGGTACAAGCTTAATTGACAGAGGTGCTTTTAACAGCTCATCATTGGCTCCTTTTAGTCCAATAAGTTCTGCACCAAATGAATTATCATTTTAATTATGGGATATGAGCAGGATTTCAAATACAAGGACGCGCTGAAATCATTGTTTGACGCAGCAAAGGCAGTCAGTGAGAATGTGTTCACGAATGACCGCCCCGAAGCTGTGGCAAGACAAATGAATGATTTCATTGTGGTGTCATTGCCCGGCTTGTTGTCTTCCATGACCTATGGCAGCGGATTCGGGAATATCCGTACCTATTGTACCATTGAAGTGTATGTAAGACGGAAAAAGGGAGGTGCTGAAGACTTGGAACAAATGGTCGCCATTGTACGAGACATCCTTTCCCTATTCCCTATCAGCGACAATTACATAATTGCCTCAAGCCCCAAACTGACCTTGAAAGGTAATGACGGATTAGGGTTCAGCGCCACATTGATAAGGGCTGACCTGGTGATAAAGTAAACATAAAATAAAACGATTAAAACTATTTATTATGGCAATGAAAACAAAACTAGAGTTGAAAGACGTGTTCAGTGGTCTTTCATCTATCATGTTGGTTAAGGGAGGAATAACCAACTTCACTACGGTAACGCCTGATTTCGACTTGCCGGTAACTGTTGACTCTTTGTCTCTGTCCCAGGCAGAGCCTACGTTGAACCGCACCAAAGTGCATGGATTGCAGGCTGACTGGGCTGTAACTAGCACGGCAGGTGACATCACCTTTGCCGCAACCGTACCTAGTATAAGCAAGGACTTGGTCGAATACTTCCTTGGAGAAGCGCATGATGTAGCAACCGCTACCGTTAACGGAATCGCATTCAAAGGTATTTCAGCCACATTGAACAGCAAGAAGCTGAATGCAGGCATCGCGCTTCTGAGTGAGGATGGAGAGAAATGTGTACTGGTAAAAAAGATGGCAATCTATGCACGTCCGCTATTCGAGAATGCGTCTACTACCCCATTCGGTTTTGCATTAAGCGGCACCATTGAAATTGAGGATGGAGCTTCTGATGATACTACCGATGACAATATCGCTTTCTTGACAAAAAAAGTAGACTGACCGTAGCTCCATCTTCCCTGAATTTTAACAGCGCTGCTGACAATACGGGGAAGACCATCACAGCCACGACAAAAGAAAGCGCGGTTTCCGCATCATCAACGGAAACATGGTGCAAGACATCTGTCAGTGGCAAAGTGGTGACGGTCAAGGTTACTGAAAACAGCGGAGCATATGCAAGGACCGCAACTGTGAATATCTCCACTGCCAACGAATTCGGCATTGTGAAGGTTACTCAGGAAGGTACTACCATTTAGCATTTATGGCGGTGAGCTTTGTGCCGCCGCCTTTTCTTTTTATAATTCATTATAACAATCATGAGCGAAAATATACAGCAACCCACGGAGGAAGAACAAAAAAGGCTTGACGACGTACTGGAGAACAGTACGGACTATGTGACGATAAGAGGTAAAAAGTTCGGTATAAAATGGCTCCATCGCGGAACGATACGGAAGCTGACCCATGTATTGCACTCATGCAAGGCAGAGGATGAAGTTACCGCCAGATGCGCATCCCTCATTGTCCTTAACGGATGGTGGAAGATAAAGCTGTTCCATTGGATATATTGGCGTATGCTATGGAAAAAGTACACGGATGACGAATTGTACGGAATACTTCTCATTGGTAAAAAAAAAGTGGAATCTCAGAGACTGGAATACTGGAGTGCTTTCACATTACTGACCGACATGAAGGACACGATAATGACGATGACGAGAAAGGAGGCAGAGCGTATCCTTCAAGGACTTCGGCAGGAGCAGGGTTCGCAAACGGAGAGAAATACTCCGAATTAATCCGTCCTCTGGTTCTTTTCTGGGGGCTGATAAACGTCCCGAACTGGCTTATGGATTATGTCCTTACCAATGCCCAGTATGAGCTCCTCATGTGCGATGCGCCATTTGTCTCCTATAAGTATGAAGATACGGAAGGAGGGGAAAAGAAGCACACGGCAAAGGAGATGCAGGAACTTACCAGAAGATGGGAGGAAAAAAGGAAAGCGCAGGAAGCAAAAGGGCAGAAGGTTTCCTTGAATGATTTTTTAGCTAACGGCGTGGATGCGCTTAAAAGAAACACAAAATAATATACGGACATGGCAGATTTAGGTTCACTCAATTTTAGCATTCACTTGAAAGACTGTACAGAGCAGGATTATGAAAAAATTAAAAAGAAGCTCGTTGAAAAGCAAGTTAAACTTAACACCAAATTAGGAGTTAAGGTCGATAGACAAACTATTAGAGAGTCAATAGACAACGCTTTAAAAAGCAAGGTATTCAAGGCTAATGTAGAGGTCAATAAAATCAAAGTACCCACTGAGGTTAAAGCAAAACTGAAAGTAGACCGTGCTTCTCTTAGCGATAGTATATCAAGTGCTTTAAATAACAAAAAATACAAAATAAACATAGTAGTAGATAAGGCTAAAGCCAGTGATGCCGTCAAGCAGGCATTACAAAAAGCTGGATATACATATAACACTACGCCACTTGAGCAACAGCGCATTCTTGATATTCAAGCAAAAATGGCAGAAAGGGCGGCACTTGCCGAACAAAAACTTGCCAATGCCCGGATGCAGGCTGCAAAAGCTTCAGATACGCACAATGCCGCCATGAAAAGAGCCAATTCCACCATGTCCTCCCAATCACGGATAGCTGGGGAATTGAAAAACCAAATTGCCAATGTGTACTCCATATATACGGTGGAACGCTTTGTAAGGGGATTGTACACCATTGGCGGGGAGTTTCAAAAGCAACGCATCGCGCTCACCTCCATTCTTGGAGACAGCATGAAAGCCGAAACCATATTCAACCGTATTAAGGATTTGGCAGTGGTCTCTCCGTTCCAGTTCAAAGAACTGGCATCATACACTAAGCAGCTTTCAGCATACAGTATTCCGTATGAGGAGCTTTATGACACGACCAAGAGGCTTGCCGACATTTCCGCAGGTGTGGGTGTCGATATGGGACGTATTATATTGGCATACGGGCAGGTGCGCAGTGCTGCTTTCCTCCGTGGGCAGGAATTGAGACAATTTACTGAGGCGGGTATTCCGTTGGTGGATGAATTGGCGAAGAAATTCACAGAATTAACTGGAAAAGCCACCTCTGCTGGAGATGTATTTGATAAAATCAGCCGGAAGGAAGTAAGCTTCGGGATGGTGAAGGATGTGCTTTGGGATTTGACCAACGAGGGAGGCAAATTCTACAACATGCAGGAGGCGCTTGCGGAAAGCCTTGCAGGTAAGTGGAGCAACTTGCAGGACGCTTGGGATGTGATGATGGCTGATATTGCAGAAAGCAATAGCGGTGTCCTTTCTGATAGCTTGGAGTTGCTTACTGATTTAATGAAACATTGGGAAGCTGTTGCAGCAGTGCTTGGGGCTCTTGTAGGAGCTTATGGCTTTTATAAAACAGCAGTCATAGCTGTAAATGTTGTTGAAAAAGCTAACTTGAAAATAGAAGCTATTCAATCCATTGTTAATAGGGCAAGAGCTATAAAAGGACTTACATCCGCAACAAAAGCTCAAACCGTAGCTCAATGGGCGCTAAATGCAGCAATGAAAGCCAATCCTTGGATGATATTAATTACTGCTCTCGGTGCATTGGCTGGGCTATATTTCACTTTAAGAGAAAAAGCTAAAAGTGCTGCAGAAACAATACGTGAATTTAATGTTCAAGTCCAAGAACAAAACGAAAAAATATCGGAAGAAAAGAATAAAGCCAATGGATATATATCCACAATGTTTGATATGTCCAAAGCTGTAGGAGAAAGAAGAAGGGCTTATGAAAGACTTCAAGATATATATCCATCCGTTTTTAAAAACATGTCCTATGAACAAGTCCTACTAAAAGGACAAATAGAGTTACTAAATAAAATCAATAGAATTGCAAGAACAAAAGAACGAGTAACTGCAAGAATAAATTTAGAAAGAAGATATCAAGAACTCTTTGAAGCAGAAAGAAAAGTTAAAGATGCAGAACTTTATTCGGTAGCAAGCGACGGGCATATCATGGACACTCAAATGCTTAAAGATGCAAAATCCCAATTAGAAATAGCTCGTTCCCTTGTAAAAGAAGCAAAAGAAGATTTTTCCACCGTCTTGTCTATTACCAATGAAATAGAAGAAAATACTAAATCCGCATGGTTTACTACTGCAAAAAGTATTGCAGGCGGTATAAATAGCCTTATCCCTAAAGATGATGAAGCCTATGAAGAATACGCCAAACGAGTAAAAGAGGAAAGAGAAAATGCGGATAAGGTATTAAATAGTTTCAAAAAGGGAAATCCATATTCCGAAGCCACTATACGTAATGCACAAAAAGTATTTGATGTGTCAAAAAAGATAATGGAAACTCTTGGAGTGTTGGAAAAATCATCCGGAAGCGAAAAAGACCCTATTGCAGAACAATGGAAAGGCCGTGCCGACCTAATAAGCAAAGCCTTATCACTCTATGATAAGTGGAAGAAAATAGAGGGCGAAGAAGCCGCATCCCAAAGGGTGAAGGGCATTTCTGAATTTGCCCCTATCTTTGACAAGAACGGGGTCAACTTGGATTTGAGCGACCCAAGCAAGGCATACCAATACATACAAGACCAGTTAGACCAATCCAAAGGGAAACAGATGGAATTGTACCTATCTCTTGGCGTGAAGAAAGAGAATATCAACTACGATAATGTCAAGAAAGGTGTTGACGATGCCTTGAAGGAAATAGAAAGGTATATCTCTGAATCCGGAAAGAAATGGGATTTATACAAAACTCTATTTGAAGCTACCGGAAACAAAGAAAGCTCTATGAAAATAGCGTTTTCTGACAACGTACATTGGGATGATGCCGCTATTGATATGCGAAGGAAGTTAGAAGCATCCATGAAGGAAGCCGGAATAGAAGCAAATATCGATTTTACTGAAACAGAGAATGAAGCGAAAAAAATATTCGGTAGTGAAAATTCTGCCTTATATAAGTTGTGGTCCGAAACCAAAGAACGTATAGAGAAAAATGGAATTGACTTAAAGATTAATGCAGCAAATGCGATAAAGGAAGTGCAAAGCATTTCCGACAAAATAAAATCAATAGAAAACCAGAGAGACGAAGAGCTTTCAAAATATTCTGTAGGAAGTATAGAATATGATGCAATTGCCGAAAAATGGAATAACCAGATATTGGAACTTAAGGATTCTCTGCTTGAAATATCTCCAGCTTTTCAAAAACTGTTTGTTGATACTACGGGAATGAGTATCAATCAAATATACAAATTAAGGAGAGAAGCCCAGCAACTGATAAACTTGATTAATGCCAGCAAATCCCCCGTACTTGACAGTAACGGTTCTGTGAAGGGATATAAATATACCGATAGTAATGGGAAAGAAGCTTATATAAGCAAAGAAAATTACGATGAATTCATAAAGAGGCTGGAAAAGCTTGGGAAAAAGGCTGGTGAAGTAAAAATGGCGTTCCAAAGAATGTGGGACTGGATAACTGGAAAGAATCAAGGGGATGGAACTAAATTAAAATTTGAAGATATTGCCAAGGATTTATCCCTAATAGCCGAAGAAGCTTCTAATACTGCCGGACAACTGGGTAGTATGTTTGATGCACTTGGGAATGAATCTCTTGGTGACTCTTTTTCCTTCGCTGGAGACATGCTTGGAAGCATAAGCAGTATTGCGAGTGGAATTGGGAGCGGAAATCCCTTTGCTGTCATAAGTGGCATTGCAGGTGGGATAAGCTCTATAGCAGCCATGCACGACAAGAAGCTTGACAGAGCCATAGAGAGAAGCAAACAGAGAGTTGAAGAGCTTCAATCTGCTTACGACAAATTGGACGATTCCATAGAAAGGTCCCTTGGCGGTGATGAAAGCATACAACGCGCCATTTCTTTATATGAACAACTGGAAGAACAAGCCAAACGCGCAGGTAGCTCATTGACTGAAAGTTATAGAATGCAATTTGAGGCACTGAAAGATGGAGGTATAAATTATGTAGAAGAATTGAGGAAAAGAATCAATAAGGATTTATCATCTCCATTCAGAGCCATGACACACCGTTTTGATATACAAGTGAACACAGAGGCGTTGCAGGCTTTGGAAAAAGTCGGTGTGGGGAAAGAACTCGATAATAGCACTCTTAAGCAATATCAAGCGCAGTATATAGGACTTGTAGCCCAACGTGCTGAAATAGAGGGGCAATTAAGGGATGAAGAGGACAAAAAGAAATCCGATTCCGGCAAGATACAAGACTATAAAGACCAACTGGCTGAATTGAATGAGCAGATTGCCTATTTTGTAGAAGACCTTACTAAAGAATTGTACGGAATAGATTTCCAAGATTGGGCAGGACAAATAAGCGACGCTCTGGTAGAAGCCTTTGCCAACGGAGAAGATGCAGCCAAAGCCTTTGACAATGTTGTGAACAATATCATGAAAAGTGTTGCCAACAACATCTTGAAGAATATGGTAATACAGCCCATGTTTGAAAAGCTGCAAGACAAGCTTTTTGGCGAAAACGGGCTATTCAAGGAATTTACCGATATTCAAGACAATGGGGTTATTGCAGCTGAAGCTATAAAAAACTTCTTTGACAATGAAGGGAAAGCAATGATAGAAGCTTCCCAGTCCTTCCTTGAAGCCTTTGACAAAGCGACTGGAGGAGCCATTACCAGTACGGGGGATTCTTCCAGCTCCGGAATGTCCAAGTCCGGCATTCAAGCCAGCGAGGAAACAATGAATCTGACAAACTCCTATCTCAACGGCATCCGTTTAGACGTAAGCGCAAAGCGAATGTTGCTTGAGAAAATTGGAAACGACATTCTGCCCAAATACAATGTACTCGCAGAAGCACAGCTTACACAATTAAGGGCAATAGCAGACAATACGCTTAGAAGCGCCCGAAACACAGAAGCCAATGTTGCTGTATTGCAAGAAGTTAGAGACATGTTTAACATGGTAATAAATAAGGGGGAAAGAAAAATCAGAATTTAAATATACGGATATGAAAAAGGAAGAATTAAGCAGGACACTGCTCAACCAAGCCGTATCATTGGGGCTATGCGCACAATGGACGGAACAATGGGGAGAACCGGACCAGCAAGGATTGATTGACAAGTATTTACACGGGATTGATTTCTGTATAGAGAAAGGATACCCTACCAACACTTTCATAAAGGAGCACTTCGACAAGGGCATCCTTCACAGAAACAATATCTTTGTCGATGAGGACGTGCAAGCAAGGAACATGAAGCACATAGCCGTTCTGAACGGCAACTGTAAAGGCACTCTCCTATTTGACGGGTTTTCAACTTGCGACATCTATGTCCGTCACGACAGCGACGTGACTATTGACTGTTCCAAGTTCAGCAAGGTATTCATCAATGTGTACGACCGTGCGAAAACGCACATATTACAAAGCGGTGCCGCATCCGTTTATGTCTACATTCATGGAGAAGATTGCACCGTGGAAACCGATGGGGATGTCATGCAAAGAAAAAGCCAGATGTAATGTCTGGCTTACTACGCTCAAATATCGTCTTTAAATATCTGTAATGGCTTATACATTCTTCTCGTTAGAGATGATAAATCACTGTTTGTTTGATAGAAAAAATAATTTCTAGTATAAAATTTATTTGTCCTCGGATTATTTAGAGAATCCACCGTTATAAACTGACATCCAGCCATTTTATAATGACAAAATGTATATACTACAAAGTCTATAATTTGTAATCCTATACCTTTGCTTTGCCAATCTTTTCTAACCCCCAAATGTCCTATATTTATAGCAGGATAGGAAGTTTGGTTTTCAAATGTAGGTATATATTCTTCGCTTATTTGGGAACAAGTCTCTTCTATAAAATCTTTTTTATCATCTTCGCTATCTATTATAACAGCATCATTGGCAAGCGTAAATATAGCGACAATATCTCCCGAAAGCTTTTCTTTAGCACAATAAGCCGCCAAATAATGATGTTTCATACAGAGAAAAACTTCTTTATGGAAAAAATTGTCAAGCGATTTATTCCCACAAGAAAAAGAAAGAATACAATCCTTCTCCTCTTTTGATAAATCAGATAAGGAGATTATAGAAATATCAATATCCAAGGATTGGGTTTTTTCCACCATTGTTAGATATAATCCTTCTTGCAACATTGGTTATTCTTTCCTTTTGCTCTTTAAACAAGGCAAATTCTTTAGAGGAAAAGTCTCCAGTTGCATATTGACGAACACGGGAACGAAATTCTTGAATCTCGTTCTTTGTCATTTTGGGGTTTGAATTTGTTTGTATCATAATAATATCTACTTGTTTACGTTAAAAAAAATAACAAAAGCATTTATTGTATAATCCTTCTTGTAATGGACGCTTTGTAGAAGACTTTGCCTTTCTGCTTTTTATTATACTTCTCATAGCCTTTTGTTTTATATTATAACAAATAGCCAGATACAATAGTTATTAATAATATTATTATTAACAACATTACAAATTTGCGTACAAACAATTATTACGCATTAACAAATGCGTATTGTTTTACGCTGCAAAGATAGGAAAGAAAGAACGAAAGAACAAACAAATAAACAAATAAATATCAGATAAATCAGCTTTTTAACAAATCCTATTAACGAATGAATAAGGTTAATTATTAATTTGATTATTGTTCTATAATAATCTCCTTCACATTTGCCATTATTCAAAAAAAGACTTTCTTTGTAGCAGAAAAGATAGTCCCTTGCAAACTGAAAGGCTACGTGTTTGCGTAGCTCACTTGGTAGGTTTCAACGGGCTATCTTTTTTTTGTTTTCCCTAATGGCTTGTTTATACAATACGCCCAAGTATACCCCGTTATTATGGCTTCTGTCTTCCAATCAATTAAAGTAGTATCATTTTCCTCCATATCATCATCTACTTTAAAGGCAAGTGTCTTACTAAATTCAATTCTATTTTCTAAGTTGTTATTATCCATATAACTGCTTTTAGAACAAAAATAACGAAAATCTAAATACAAGATATAATTTTAATCATAATTCATATGTTTAATAACAACTTCTTGGCTATTTTCTATATATTTGCATTATTATATATAAAACACAATATCATATTCATTATGAATAAGATTATAAGCATAGACATATATGACCGTGACGTAATGGTTCACTTCGGTGAAAAGAAATATCTGAAAGCTAAGCTTTCAAAGATATTTGGCAGTGAACAAGCCTCTGAAATAGTATCTACCATTAGTGGAAAAGAAAAGGGGAAAAGCCTTCTATTGCCGGGCGGTCAGATGATTTTGTATATGCCAAATTTGCCGAAAGACATAAAAGGACTGTCAATATTGGCACACGAAATATTTCATATAGCCAACTTTACATTGGAAAAAGCAGGAATAAACTTAACCAATGATAGTGATGAAGCTTATTCCTACTTAATTGAGTTTCTTACGAAAAAGATTTTAGCGATGCTACCTATTTCTTTCTCTGGTGGTGTTCAGTCTGCGTAGTGTTTGGATGTCTTCTAGCGTAGTCTTCTGTAACGAACCGTCCAGTTTTAGAACTTCTGTTAAGTTCCACAGTCTTTGTCTTTTTGCTTTTTACTCATACTTTTTCATTTTTATAATACTGTGGCAATATTACCATAATCGGTATAACGAATGAATAAGGTTAATTATTAATTTAGTTATTATTTTATAATAAATCACCTCAATATTTGCTATTATCACCCAAAAAGACTTTCTTTGTAGCAGAAAAGATAGTCCCTTGCAAACTGAAAGGCTACGTGTTTGCGTAGCTCACTTGGTAGGTTTCAACGGGCTATCTTTTTTATTTTTAGCTTTGGAATAATCTCTGGTATAAGAGTATGGTTTAAAACTCCAATGAGAATATGGGTAATTCCATCTATCGTCCATAGCACTAATTCCAGTGCTTTCTCCAATATTAAATCCAGGCTTTAATTCTCTTATTTGACTTACTATATGCTTATACAGCTTTTCTTTCAATATTGTACGTTTGCCTCTTCTATTTGTGTCTAAGTCTTTTATCTTATGCTTATTATTTAATCTGAAGCAAATGGCTCCTAAAATTAAATCCATCATTTGAAGTGGCAATTGCTCTTTTGAGTTCACCTCTCCAATATCTCTCATTCTAATTTTAATATTAGCTTTTTGAAATCCTTCATCAGAATTCAGCCTATATATAAAATTTAGAAATTCAGCTTTATCGTCTCCTTTCAAAGGAATATCGTCAAGCATAATTTTTAAATAAACATTTTTCCCAGTTTTATTTGAATATTTCAATCCGAAAGCGTGTTTTATAAATTGATAATAAAGCATGGAATATTCTTTTCGCCTATGTTCTTTGTCTAAATTAACAGCAATAAATTGATTATTACGAAAGAATATTCTAATCTTTATTAAATCATTTTTCAATAGAGAGAAAATAAAATCAACAACTTTTAGGTATTTTTCAAAAGTAAAAGCATTTACCTTTTGCCATTTAATTTCTTCATTTATCCCATTTTCAGAGACAAACGTACGCATCATATATAGAACATTCTCTACGTGTTCCGATTTTATCAAAATCCCACCATAGAAATTTGAATAAAACTCGCCTTCTTTATCGCTTTCATCAAACCAAATATGATACATAACATTATTTTTAGGCAAATGTAATCAAAACAAATGAAAGAGAAGCAAAATAACACCACATAAGTTTTGATGGAATTTTACGATGTGCCACTAAACAAATCAAGCGGAGGGGACTCCGCTTGACTTGATAAAAGAATGGCAGAATAATATGCCATTTGACTTATTTCATATTTTTACTCGATTACCAGCGTCTATATCAACATATTTCCAATAGACTTCATTCCCGCCATTGTATTTATACCCTATTAGAAAATCAAGTTCTGACAATTTTTCAAAATCATAGGTTGTCATGCCAAACATCTCAGTTATATTTATTTCTCCAGTACTAAAAGTAACTCTATTTGATGGAGAACCGATATAATTAGCGAATGCTATTACATAATCATTCTTATCAACTACCGTAACGTTTGTAATCTCAAATCTGTCATTTGGATTATTAGAGTATATTCCTCCACCAAATGAAATCATTAAACCGTATACCATCTGGTTTATACCAGTATTTCCAGCATAAAAGAAACATCTATCAACTTCTATATCAATAAAGGTTGACACTCCACTATACGAGTCAGCTATTTCAATTCTGGATAAACCAGATTTAGAAGAATTAGCTATCAAATATCCATCTTCAATAGACACAATATCAGGATTACTTGAAGTATATACGAGTTCCCCAAGATAAGCATTCTCCGGTTTAACTTTGAAGCTCAGTTTTCCCTTATGACCAAATCCCCACTTGTCAGAATACATATTGTATCCAGCTTCAGATATAGGTATTATACTTTCTAACTTTATTTTTACTGTTACATTAATAGAAGCAGAAACTCCATTGGGACCAGATGCTTTTATAGTACAATTCCCATTATTAACAACTTTAAGGATACCATCCTCCACAACCAATACATCTTTGTTGCTAGATGACCATACAATATCTTTCTCAGAACTATTCTCAGGGAAGAAGACTGGAATAAGCTCATATGGATTATTACTATCTATTAAAAGTGAACTACCCTCTTTGAAGGAAATACTTTGCAATTGCACATATCCCTCTTGCTCTATACTCAACACTTTTTCTATATTCTTGCTTGAAAATACAATATTTGCCTTTCTGCTTTCTTCATTTTTATTCTCATCAATAGATATATACAGTTCGGAAGAAGAAAATCCCTTTGTGTTTGAAGAAGATGAGATATGCACCCAATCTATATCAGGAGAAATGTCATATTTAAAATCTATATTTGAATTTATAGTTAATGTCTCTTTACCTCCTGACCATCCGCTCTTTATTCTATCTGTAGAAAGAATAATATCCTTTTTCCCATACTGCAATACCGGAATGGTTATTCTTTCTTTAGAATAACTCAAATAAATCTTTCCACTCCTATCATCATATGTATCGTTTTCCAATATGTGTATAGTGTAATCTTCTGTTCCATTTCCTAATCCACTAGTCGGTTTTATCCAGCTACCGTCACAATCCACAACCCACTCATCATTAGATGATATGTGTATTGTATAATCTCCACCCTTATTGTCAATTTCTATAGATTGGCAATCCACATTCAAATACTTTTCTTCATCCTCTGAACATCCAATAAACAAAATGAACAAGGATATTAAACAAATAAGATTTTTCATATATATACTTTTGTTAATTAATGTGCGGCAAAGTTAATGGTTTCACTTTGATTGAACGCTATATTATTTACTTTTTATTACAACGTTTTTTATATGTTATGGAACATATTTGCGTTTTTATAATATATAAAATTGTGACGATTCGTTTATTTTATATATATTCGCCGTAAATATTAGAATATAATCAATATCATATAAATTTATACGATATTGATATGAATTATTTTTTGAGAAAAGTAAGTCTCTCTTTCTGTTTTTATAAATACATTTGCAAAATGTTCAACGCAAAATATATGTTATATGAAAAAGATTATATTTATATTGCTGATGCCTATGTTTATTTCATGTTCAGACAAGCAGAAGGAATACGAAAAATCGGTTATAGGATTAGATAACCATATACAAAAACATATAAATAGCTATATTGATTATTCAGAAAATATACCTAAGGGAGATACTACTATTTCAAGAAAAGATGTAGTATTGCTTTTTATGGATGCAGAATATCTATTAAAACAAATAGATGTAATTTTAAATCATGAATGCAGGAAAGAAGGTGTAACTGAAATGATGAAAAGTGCCAAGGAGGGATTAAAGCTCGAATTAGGGATTGATGATTATGATAGCATGAAACGCAACTCTGATATAAAAAAAATGATAAATGTTTTTTATTCAAAATATAGGTATGACTCTACTACTGAAATTATGATATTGAAGGACAATTTAAAATAATTATCTTTTTGCGTTTTCAAAGATAATCATTATCTTTGCGGCGCTAACAGTTCGACAAACTTTATTGTCTCGTAGAGCATCGGTTAATTGCTCAATTTCATTGGGCATTTTTTATGCTCATATTTTAGAATATTGGCGGTTGCCTATACGTAGTCATTATTTTGTTCTTCGGGACAAAGTATGTTGGACTGTTAGCAGCGTATATGGCAACCGCTTTTTTATTGCCTACAATGACTTAAATGCTAACAGTCATGAATGAATTAAAACTTTTTCAATCGCCTATTTTTGGGCAAGTTCGTACCGTAGTAATGAACGGTCAAGTAATGTTTGCAGCAACAGACGTTGCCAAGTGTTTAGGATATGCCAACCCACAAAAGGCTATCAGAAACCATTGTAAATCAATAGGGGTGAACGAAATGGACACCCCTACAAACGGAGGAATACAAAAAGTTAGATTTATCACCAAAGGGAATGTAGTCCGACTTGTAGCAAGCTCCGAACTTCCACAAGCTGAACAAGTGGAAAGTTGGATTTTTGATGAAGTAATTCCTACTGTATTAGAAACTGGCGGCTACATCTCCACCACCCCAAACGACACTCCCGAAGAAATCATGGCACGTGCTCTAACCATCGCACAAGCCACCCTTGCAAAAAGAGAGGAACGGTTAAAGCAGCTTGAAGCCGAAACGGAACAACAGCAAGCCACCATCGAACTGCAAGACAAGGAAATCAAGGAGGCTGCACCGAAAGTCAACTACTACAACAACCACCTGCAAAGCGTGAACACTCTGACCAGCACACAAATCGCCAAGCAGATAGGAATGGATGCAGAGAAGCTGCACAAGAAGCTGAAAGAATCAAACGTAATCTATCGCCAATCGGGGCAATGGCTTCTCCACTCCCCCTACTCTGCTTGGGGATTACACTCCACCCGTACCCAGACATACACGCGTTCGGATGGTTCGATAGGCACCAACGTCTATACTGTATGGACTGAAAGGGGCAGACGCTTCATTATCGCCTTGTACGAGAATGAGTGGAATGTGAGGAGAGCCATCAAGCAGATTAAGGGTGAAATAGACCCTGCTACATAGCATATTTTGCGTAGTATTTAGTAAATTTGCAGAGAACGAATAGGTTATGGAACGGATAAAATTAACAAGGGAAGAGAAACAAGCATTCCGGATTGTTGCGGAGTTTGGCGGGAAATGCCCGGCAACATATCCACAGCATGTATTCACCGCTTCCATCCGTTCCATTGAAAGAAAAGGTCTGGTGAAAGCTAATTATGTAGTTGGCGGTCATGTATGGAATGCCAAACTCACCGAAGAGGGTAAGCACTATCTTGCCGTTAACCCCAACTTGCACAATCCTATCAATTGGAATTTGATATTTGCCATTGCAGGTCTCCTTATATCTATCATAGCCTTATTCGTTAGCTGCATGAAGAAATACTAATCACACCATTTAATCATCCGGCGGTCGGTTCCAATGCCCGACAGCCACAACTATACCCTAAAGAAAATGGAAGAATTAAGGAAAAGACTATATAATGCAATATCAGCCTTGCAGCAGGAGAAGCAGGAAATAATGGAGCTTCTTGCCCCTATGTCTATATCAAAATGCAACCCGAACGCTTCTAAGTCGGATTTTGACCTTAGAAGTCTTAATAAGAACATATTGCCACATATTAGCATAGACGTACGTTGAGGTTCGACCAACGCTCATGTTGTGATGCCCCGGCAGCAATACGGCTGCTGGGTGGGCAATAGGTAAATTATAATTTAAAAAGAAACAAAATGAAAACAAATAAGCTCACCTACTCCACCCCTATACCAAAGGTCAAGGAGTATGTACGGAACATAGTAAGCAGGCATAATGCCGGAGTACAATATCCCTCTTCCTTAAACGAGGTAAGCCGATTATTTTTCAAGGACGAAAAAGAAGCAAAGGCTTTTATAAAAGAATGGTTTACAGAGGGGAAAGACTATATTCTATCGAAAAGAAAGTTTTTCCTTTCGGCTAAGTGTCTACGGAGGTTGTTCGACATGGCAAGTATGGGATTAACGCCCAATCAGCAATAGGCTATATTTCAAAGCGTTATATTATAACATAAAGTTATGGGTATCACATTTTTTATCATTGGTTAACACATTGCGGTACAAAGCCCATGAAATTAACGGCAATAAACAATTATTAGCTTGTTGTTTGGATAGAATCTAAATTACAGCGAAATAATAAGTTTTTTTTATTAGAATTAATTTTCATTCTATTTCACGTTATTTCATTCTATTTCATTCATCCTAAAATAGGATAGAAAGTGATATTATTAACATTTGACTGATATTCAAACTGTTAATAACTTTGCTGCCATAAGATAGCTATCATAGTTGCAGTTTGTGGAAGTTCTGCACAGATAAAGATATTTGGGGACATCGGTTTAACTCGTAAACTTCCACTTTATACGGTTAGGCTGGTGCTCCCCTTTTCATTTATATAAAGACAAAGTAGTATGGAAAATAATATTCAGATTTTCAAGAATGAATCTTTTGGCGAAATTAGAGTTGCAGGAACAAGTGAAGAACCGCTATTCTGTGCAAAGGACGTGGCAATTGCATTGGGATATTCCGATACAGCCGATGCCATCCAAAGACATTGTAAATCAGGCAAAAAGGTGTTTCGCCCACACAGCAATGGTATTGGTGGAGTTAATATGGTATATATTCCAGAAAAAGATGTATATCGTTTGATAATGAGAAGCAATCTTCCCGACGCAGAAAAGTTCCAAGATTGGGTATGCGAAGAAGTTTTGCCATCAATCCGCAAGCATGGCATATATGCCACAGATGTCACTATAGAAAAACTGCTTGCAGACCCGGATTTTGCAATACAAGCATTACAGAACTTAAAGGAAGAGCGCCAAAAGCGTATTGAGGCAGAACAGAAAGTAGCCGAAGCATCCCCTGCGATAGCTTTTACCAATGCCGTTCAGTCATCCAACAGCTCATGCTTAATAGGAGAACTTGCAAAGCTGATTGCTCAAAATGGTTATTCCATAGGAGAAAAAAGATTATTCGCATGGATGCGCGAGAAAGGCTATCTTGGAAAACATGGAGAACGGTACAACATCCCAAACCAACAATACATAGAACAAGGATTGTTTGAAATAAAGAAAGGAGTCAGGTCTGGGAGTGGAGGTGTATTGCATACAACAATAACATCAAAAGTTACCGGAAAAGGGCAAGTCTATTTCGTAAACAAATTCTTGAACAGCCATATACATTCATAGAAAAATAAAATTACATCAAGGCAGATATTTGAATAACGAACATTTTTATGTAAGTTTGTTTCGTAAACAACGTTGTCTTGCCATTGCTCCGTGGCGGTTGCATTGAAACAATAATTTATAGGTGTAGGATTGCCGTTAACCGCCACAATAGGCGACATAACCCTATGCCCGTCCTTAAAATATATAACTCATGGATAGAGACAATGTTAGAGAAAGACTTTTCAAGGTAATATCTGAATTGCAGAGCCAAAAAATAGAAATAATGCAGCTATTGGGAAAAAGTGCGATGAGAATTGTGAAATTCAATAAGGAACATAAAGAGAGTACGTTTGATTTGAAAGTCCTGAACAAAAAACTGCTTAAAAAATAGACTTGTCTGTATGATTATCACAATACAAGTACATTTTATACATATAAATAGTTTTATTTAGAAAATAATCATTATATTTGCATTGTATAATGACAAGCCTAAAGAGCTAATTAACGGAAATATCCGCTAATTGGCTCTTTTTTTTGTTCACGACACAAACTCAAAATAACGCATGGCAAAGCTGTATAGTATTTATTTTCAGAAGAATAAATCGGGAAGTCCGGTATTGGACACCTACACTGAATGGTCTATAGTATGCAAGGACTTCCCGTTTATGCCTTATGGAGAGAGCAAGGATTTGCCTGCGAGAGAGTGGGCAGACGAAGACGGAGAAGACATATTTTTCCCGGAAGAGATAAAACTGAAGGCATACGACATTGATGTGGAATTCGCATACAAAGGGGAAATGGGCACGGCAAACAGCAAGATTGAAGCCTTTCTGGACTATCTGACCGGAAAAGGGAATACCGGCACTTGTCTGAAAGTGTATGACACATATACTAAAATAGGCAGACAAGGTGTGTATTACAAGTCCATCGACCCGGATTTGTTCGTGAGAAAATCAGATGAAGGTGATGTCATTACATTCAAAATCACATTCCGGGTTACTGACCCCAGAACATCAATAACACTAACAGCTCAGTAATGGACAGTTTCATTGTATATAGCCAGGACGGGAAGACCGAAAGATGTATTCTCAACCAATTGGAATACAATGGAGAGTTCATGGGGGCATGTTCCGTCACTTTTTCCATATCCTCTCCTACCCCGATAGATTTTCAAATAGGAGATTATTTGATTTACCGGGAAGAGCGTTTTGAGTTGAACTACATTCCGACTGAATTAAAGAAGTCAAGTAAGGGAACAAACGGGGAATCCTTCAATTACCAAGATGTGCAGTTCAATTCGTTGTCCGATGAGCTGGTAAGATGCGGATTTCTTGATTATGTGGTTGGGGACAATTTAATCCATTATTCATCTTTGCCGGTCTTTAGCTTCTATGCGGAAAGCATAAATGCGCTGGCCGAAAGGATACAAGTAAATCTTGACCGGATATACAAGGGTGAAAAGAAATGGACTGTTACAGTTCATCCGGAATATGTCAATGTCAGCAACAAAAACATTACGGTAGACAATATCAGTGTATGGGACGCTTTGGCTCTTGCAAATAGCGAGTTCAAAGCCAATTTCATCATTAAAGGCCGGACCATAACAATTGGGACCGCCGGAATCGCAATAGGGAAACTTTTCAGCTACGGAAAGGGGAACGGGCTGTATAGCATCCAAAAAACGGCAGAAACAGACCAAAGCATCATTACCCGGTTGCGTGCTTACGGAAGTACCAAGAACATGCCTAACCGGTATTACAACAAACTGTCAGGCAGTTCACCCTCAAATTACCTGCCGAACAATATGGCGGTAGAAAATCTTATGCTGCCAGATTTCCCCAAGATTACTCTTGACCCTTATATAGACAGCCCTAATATAGCCACATTAGGAATAAGGGAAGGAAGCGTCTATTTTGACGGTTCCGGAGATTTGGAAGAGATATATCCTTCAATGGAAGGGATTACCGCTGACCAACTAAGAGCCGCAGGCATAAGCATATCGCTTGATGAAGGGGACAATGGGAAACTTGACGAAGTTGCCGACGCAGAACAACTGACAGACGACGGGACGATGGATGATATAGAAGAGGGTGAGAATATCCCTGCTTTTACTATCACGCTAAAGGATATTGGTTTTGATATAAACAATTACTTGACTTCCGAGGCTGCTACCATATCAATGAAAAGCGGTATGTGCGGAGGAAGGGAATTTGAAATAGCCCAATGCGAAAAAGTAGGCAATAAGTATGTGTTGACATGCAACCGTTCCTATGATGAAAGTTTAAAACTATACTTCCCATATAAAGGATACAATATCAAACCTGGAGACGAGTTTGTCCTTCTCAATATCGACATGCCGGATGTATATATCCAGGCTGCATCACAGAGACTATTGACTGCTGCTAAGGACTATCTTGCCAAGAATGATTTTGTACGCTATTCTTACGAGCCTAAAGTGGATGACATTTTCATGGCACGGCAGCATGAGGAGGCAGTTTCAAGAGGTGAAAAAAGCATTCACGACACCTTGAAAGAAGGGGACTTAATGTTATTTGAAGATACGGACTTAAACATAAACGGGAGCGTAATAATCCAGAGTTTGACTATTAACGAGGGTAAAAGTTCCATCCCCAGCTATGAGATAATACTTCGTAATGACAAGACTGTCGGTACGCTTGAAAAAATACAGAACCAAATAGATTCACTTTCTAGCGGACAAGGCAGAGGTGGCCTTACAACCCAACAAGTAGAGTCTATAATACGTGCATTTGGAAGTAAAATATTCCTCAGCAAGACCACCCACGACCGCACCCCCTTCAAGCTGGAGGTGGGAGACAAGCTCACCGCGGAGAAGGAACTGCAGATAAGCAAGAACTTCGCTTCTGGGATTATCGGAGGAAGCGGCGGCTCCATCTACTTGGACGAGAACGGCAAGGTTGTTATTGAGACGGACAAGGCAATATTCCGTGAGGAGCTTATTGTCCCTCAGATTACCTTCAACTGTATAGACGTAATATCGGGTGACAAAGCCAACACGTTCGCCTACGGAACGATAAAGACGGTGGATACGGAGAACCGCATTGCCACCCTTGACCTCCTGGAAGGCCAATACGGCACACTTCATGTAAGCGACATATGCAGGGGTGTCTTCCATAACATAGGTGGAAGCAACACCGACAAGGATACGCTTGGCGCGAACGGTTTCATAGAGTATTCCGGTTTCGCCACATCCTACTTTACTCCGACCAATATACTGGAGAACGAGGCAGGAATCATGAAGTTCGAGTATGAGCTGCAGGTGGGCACGAACGTTCATCCGATGCCGGGCATGAACTTCTTCGCATACGGTAACTTCACCGACGAGGACCGCCAGGCTATCACCTACGAAAACCGTTACTATACACGCCGCTTGGCTCACGTCAACACTTGGGTGATAGACCCCGAGGTGAACATCATGATGCAGACCGGTGACCTTAGTTCCCTTTCTATCGGCGGCATGGACTTCTCCGGTTATTCGTTCTACGGCAAGAATGTGTACATCTCCGGCACGATAGAGCGTCTGAAGCCCAACGGCACGCCCGCCAAGGACTTGAGCTATGAGGGCCCGTGGGAATCCGGCAGAAAATATGACTACTACGACAGCGTGACCCATGACGGAAGCACATGGGCCTGCATGAACAAGAACGGTTCGTCAGCCGAGCCGGGTACGAACAATGACTGGCAGAAGATTGCCTCCAAGGGTGACAAGGGCGACCCGGGCGAATCGGCAGTGTTCGCAGACCTCACCAACGAGATGGACAATATCACCCTTACCAATGACGGCAAGGTGTACCAGGACACATCGATAGGCACGGTTGTCTGGATGAGCTACGGCACTAAGAAAATGACCCTCACCGGAATAACCTGCACGCTCCCTGCCAATGTCACCGAGACGCACGACGTTTCCACCGGAGAGATAACCTTCAGTGTCAAGCAGGGCGTGGCTCTGGACGGCAGGAATTCCATTCCCATCGCGTTGACCGCCACCTACGGAGGGAAGGCCTATACCGGACAGCTTACATTCACCCTGGCAGGTGTCAAGGGCGGTGCCGATGCCATTCTTTACCGGCTTGTTCCGAGCGTATCTGCCGTGATAAAGGATGCCAATGGTAATCTCAATGTAACATCCGTATCGTGTACACGGTTGAAGTCTTCGGTTTCTGGAGGCACGGCCGAGACCGGGATGGGCGATTTGAAGTATTCTCTTGACGGTGCATCCGAAGTCTCAATCGGGAACAATGCCGGAGTACCGGTATCAAGCTTCCAGAAGAGCATCAAGTTCATATTCTACGTGGACGGTACAGTAGTGGACGTGGAGACGATACCTCTTGTGGTGGACGGTAAGGACGGTGCCCAAGGTCCTCAAGGTGTTCCCGGTCCTGCCGGAGCTGACGGGAAAACTCTATACACCTGGATAAAATATGCCGACAACGCGCAAGGTGGTGGTATAAGCAACAATCCTACCGGAAAAGCGTATATAGGTTTCGCCTACAACAAGGAGACCGCTACGGAAAGTAACAATCCCTCCGACTATACATGGAGCGATATAAAGGGAGAAGACGGTATACCGGGTGCTACCGGTGCCGACGGAAAGACTTATTACACATGGGTTGCCTATTCGGACAATGCGGACGGAACGGGCATGTACCAACAGCCTAAAGACACGACTAAATATATCGGTATAGCCGTCAACAAGGAGACTGCTACAGAAAGTAACAATCCTTCCGACTATACATGGTCAAAATTTAAGGGGGAAGACGGGCAGAGCGTGTCTTCGCTCGGCAGATGGCATACGGGGCTTATCGTGCCGAAACTGGGAATCGTCACGATGGGAGGAAGCACCTTCTGCGCAAAGAAGGAGACCGCCAACCCACCGTTATGGACTACCACGACCAGTGACGGCAGGCGCATCACCCAGACGCAGGACGGAGGGAAGACATACGGGTATATTCTGTCCGGTGAATCAAATACGGAGGAATATGACCTGCTTGTTCAGAGCGGAAAGGACGGAAGCGACGGTACCGATTACGAAAGAGTGTTCATCCATACCACGGAGGAAAACCGCCCCTCCACCCCGGCAACCTCACAGACGGATGATTATATCCCTTCCGGCTGGCATGATGATCCTATTGGCGTTTCCGAATCCCTGCCTTTTGAATGGATAAGCGAGAGGAAGAAGAGAAACGGCATATGGAGTAGTTTCAGCACTCCTGCCCTCTGGGCTAAATATGGATTTGATGGCATTGATGGCGCAGAAGGTGTGGCTGGTACTAGTATTGTATGGAAAGGTGATTTCTCGTCCGCTCCTTCCTCTCCTCAGAACGGTTGGGCGTACAAGAATACGACCGACAAGAAGTCGTATGTATATCAAGACGGCCAGTGGTATCAAATGACCATTGACGGAATTGACGGAAAGAACGGAAAGGACGGACTGAGCATCGTATGGAAAGGCGACCTACAGTCTCCACCTTCCAATCCTCAAATCAACTGGGCATATAGGGACACCAATAACGGTCGTGTATACATATGGAACGGGACAGCATGGTCATTGATGGTCGTTGACGGCTCGGACGGTGCTGACGGTGCAGCCGGCTCGAACGGATTGAGCGTGTTCATAACTTACAATGACAGCACTTCCCAGCCTTCTGTTCCTACGGGAAACGGTACTACCGGAGGCTGGCATACGAATGCTACAAGTGGAGCTATATGGATGTCTCAGAAGGTTGCTTCATCCGCAAGTGATGGGACATGGGGCACGCCAATTAAAATCAAAGGCGATAAGGGTGATAGCATAACCGCTATGGGCAGATGGCATACGGGGCTTATCGTGCCGAAACTGGGCGTAGTTACCATGGGAGGTTCATCATACATTGCCAAGAAGGAGACTACCAACCCGCCACTGTGGACTGTTACAACAAGTTCCGGTCAGCGAATCAAGCAGACGCAGGACGGAGGCAAGACATACGGATACATACTTTCCGGTGAGATGAATTCTGCGGAGTATGATTTGCTTGCTTCAAAGGGAGAAGACGGAAAACCTGGTGCTGACGGGAAACCCGGAGCTGATGGCAAGCCTGGGGAAAAAGGAGAGCAGGGTATACAAGGGTGCATCATAAGGCATTCCGAATGGGCTGTGGGCGTGACTTACCGCAACGACGAAGCCCTGACGAGCGGCACCCGTTACCTTGACATTGCCATGATAAAGAATCTGGCTACTATTGACGGATGGGATGTCTACAGATGCAAGACCACGCACACAAGCTCTGAAAGCAACAAGCCGGGGAACACGACCTATTGGGAGAAGTTGAGCAACGTGGGACCCATATTCACGTCGCTCATCATCGCGAAGAACGCCAGTATTGACTTCATGCAGGGAAACCAGCTACTCATTAAGAAGAGTGACGGGAAGACTGTGACAGCAGGTCTGTCCGGTTCGGAAAAAGGCAGCAAGGTGCGTATCTGGGCTGGAGCACACGAGCCTGACGACGCCCCGTTCCGAGTGACTGAGAGCGGTAAGTTTGTCAGTACAGAAGCAGAAGTCGAAGGAAGCATTACCGCAAGGAAAATGAACTTGAAGGTGTGTACAAATTCAGACAATGAATCACCTAATGGTTCTATAATCCTTTATCCAAAGAATTTAGGGCCTCTTCCGGAATTGGAAGCTGGCACTTGCCAGGAAATGAAGATGTTGTTCCCAATTGCGACAAGGGTTCCCCTTTCCGTAACTTTAACGACTACATCTGCCAATGTGAAGATTGCGCCTAATGGCTCTATAATTGATTCTGTGTCAAGTTATGATATAGTAGATGCTTACGGATATCATGAATTAATCGGGTTTAGATATGCCGATGGAGACATTACCTATTGGTGTGTATTTAAAAAATGAAAGAGTATATGAAAGTATTTTATGAAAGCAAGTTAGCGAAATGGCTGCTGTGGCAGGGTTACAGCACCATTACATTGGGATGCTTCGTCTTCACCAAGAAAAGCAAGGAGGAGATGAAGCAGAGTACGCTTAACCATGAGGCGATTCATGTAAGGCAGTGGGAAGAATGCTTGATTGCTTCGGTAGTCCTGCTGACGGTAATCATGCTGTTTGCCGGGTTCAACTTATGGGCGTATCTGCTATGCCCGTTGTGGTTCTACCTTCAGTACGGGTTGGAGTATGTGATTTCCTACGTGTATCACTTATGCCGTAACCGGTGTTGGGTAAACGTCGGAAATAAGGCTTATGATAATTCCGCATTCGAGATGGAGGCTTATGCCAATGAGGACATAGACGGCTATCTCGATGTGAGAAAGCCGTTTGAGTTCATTAAGTATTATGGAAAAATATAGGATATAACAACAAGAAAGGAGGAACAACAATGATTTTGCAGGCAGACGGAGGGCACTACCTTACACAGAGTGAGGATGTGCCAATAGATGAAAGGGTGTTCGGGAATACGGCGTATATCAGCGACCCTTCGGACGGGTCCAAATATCGCCAGGTATCCGAAGCCGAAAAGGAACGCATGCTCAATGCCGGAACGATATTGGACCCGTCCGACTTGTCGGATGAGTACCTGGACAAGGTGGACACGCTGCATGAGATTATCAAGGAGAACATCAACACCGCAGGTCTGACGGTTGAGGAAAGCCTTAAGCATAAGGAGTATTTCCCCAAGTGGGATGAATTAATTGGCAAGACTGAGCCAGTCGGATTCATGTTCTCCTACGAAGACACTTTGTATGAGGTAATTCAAGAGCATGAATTTGCCAGCCAGTGGGTGCCGGGTGTGGGTACGGAATCCCTCTATAAGGTTGTCCAGATTGAAGCGTCCGGCACGAAGGAAGACCCGATAGCCTGGAAGCAGGGAATGGAGTTATTTAACGGCAAGTATTACACGGACAAGGATGTGCTTTACTTGTGCATCCGTGACAGCGGTATGGGCTTGTCGTTTGACCTTGCCGACTTGGTGTCCGGTGGTTTTGTGGAAGTGGTCGAGGAATCTTCTGGCGACACTGTTCTATAACAAGAAAACTTGTTCTTTTTTCGGCCTTCCCGATGCCGTTAATTCGGGAATTTATTTAAACAAAAACGAGTTAATTATTTAAATGTTAAATTAGGGTATCATGTTTTTAAAGCGGATGCCCCTTAAATGTATTAAGTATGGCAGATGATATTAAGGAAAATGCGATGAGTGGTGGAACTCCGGCACGGCTGCGTGGACTGGCGGCAAATGGCAATAGTATATCACCAACATTGGAAGAGGTAGCAAGCGCAATGCCAGTAGCTACTGAAAATAGTAATGGATTGATGAGTATTAATAGTATCAGAACATTTACTCCTATGAGAAGTGTTTATGTCAAGGCCAATGGTTATATTGATATTGATAATGTATGTGGTTTATTTATAATGGTCTGCACATATTCTTCAGGTATTCCTGCTGTTTATGTAGCTTCGACAAAAGGAGGGATTATTAAAAAATTGGTTGATGGAGGACCTAATATGGCCTCCATGGTTGATGATAAAATCAGAATCAAAAATCCGTATGATACACAAGTAGACGTTCAATATTGTTATCAGAATATAGGAAGGTAATCTATATCTATCATTCTACCTTATCTTCTGCCCCTTAAATGTACAAGGTATGGCAGATGATATTAAGGAAAATGCAATGGGTGGTGGAACGCCAGCACGGTTGCGTGGGCTGGATGCAAATGGTAATAGTATATCACCGACATTGGCAGAGGTGGAAAATGCCCTTCCTAAAATGAGTTGTATATATCACAAGGTATGGACGGCTTCTAAAGGAGATTTATTAGTAGTAAAGTCTTCATATTCCATATTCATGGTAGGAGATTCTGCTTCTGGATCGCATATAATGGGGATATTTGCCAACAATATTACTATATTGAGTAAACAAGGAGCATTCTCAGAAGTAAAGGACCAAGAAGGAACGGTCAATATTTATAGGCAAGACGAACATAATATCGTTATACAAAATAATTCTAATAATAAGATTATAAGAATCTTGTTTTTGTCTTCCTATTGATGTTGCACCATCTTTGATAGAGAACTAATTAGTATTACCCGTTCCGGCCATCTCGGTCAGAACGGGCAATAAATACTATTATCAGATTAGGTAAGAGTTATTGACTTCCATTCGCTCCAATTTCCATTCCAGCATCGTCTTACATACATTCCTATCATATTTTCTGGAACAGCTATTTGATACAAAAACACTCCTCCTGTTATATATTTTGCTCTATGATTTGAGTATATGCCAAAAATAGTATCTGATGAAATGGGTGGATGATTAATAGTATCAGCGTTAAACATGCCAGAAATTCCATAATCTGTTTCGTTATTCAAATCTGCAGCATATCCTTTACCGAAAGTTTCTGCCACCTCTTGAATTGTCGGTGATATGCTATTACCATTTGCATCCAGCCCACGCAGCCGTGCTGGCGTTCCACCAGCCATCGCATTCTCTTGAATATCTTGTTTCTCTGCCATACTTAACACATTTAAGGGGCAGAAGATAGGGTAAGAAATGAAAGGAGCAAATTATACCGTCATATTAGGTAATATTTACTGATTTCCATTCACTCCAAGCAAGTTCAGTTCTTGTCCTTATGAATACATTTAGAAGGCCAGTAACACTACATGCTATTTGAACAATATAATTATTTAATCCTTTAAGTACAAAAAGAATACCATAGCTAATTGAATTGGATGGGCCGTTGATGGTGCCATTAACGCTAACGTTTATGTAGTATATACCAATTTCTGTATTTAAGTTGTAATCTTTTACGGGTGTTCCTTTTTGAAACATTGCATTAAGCAAATCGTTCTTCTTAATTTTCCCCTGGGAGCCATCTGCCAGTTCTACATATATATACGGTGCATCCGTTACCACTTGGAACTGATTCATTTTAATATCTTGCTTCTCTGCCATACCTTGTACGTTTAAGGGGCAGAAGATAAGGCAGAAAAAGTAGAATGAATAAATTGCTCTATTATAAGTAATTTATATTTGCCTCCA